GTGACTGTGGCGCTGGGTGTCCGCTGGGGCCTCGCGGTGCGCTGGGTGTCCGCCGGTGGCATCAACGCCCAGCGAGACATATGCAAGCTTGTGCATACGTCGCGCCGGGCGCTGGGTGTGGTGCGGTGCCCTCGCGGTGCCCTCGGCGATACCCTATCGGATCGCAGGGCCAACCCTCGCGGTGCCCTCGCGGGCCTCGCAGGCCTCGCGTGTCACCGTCGGTGTGCCGCAGGGCATCGCAGGGCGAGGGAGGGGTGGGCAGTCACCGGTTTTCGCGGGGGTTGCGCGGGGGCCACGGGGGGAGCGCCGGAAATCTCACGTATAGTAACCCACTCGGATTTTTGACCCTAAATCTAAAGGCCCCCCAAGTCACCCCTAGATACCCCCGAGCTTCCTGTTGTTCGCCCTGTTGATACCCCCGATGCCCTTGCGGGTGAACCGGGCGCTACCCAGAGCAGCACCACCGCGCTTCTTCTGGATACCACGGACCATCCGACCGGGAGCCTTGCTGGAAGCCTCAGGGGTTTCACTACGGGTGACCGGACGGGTCTTATCCCCACCTTCGCCACCGCGAGTGTCATCGACACCCGTCACGTAGTCACTGATGCCCCACCCACGGTCACCCTTGGACCCAGCCATGCCGGGACCACCAGCACGAGCATCGGCCCTCATGGCCTGCACCGAGTGCTTGAAGCCACGGGCCTGCACGGCAGAGCGGGTGTAGTCGCTGGACTTGAACTTCGAGTATTTCGTGGTGGGCTTGGGTTTAGGCGAGGGCTTCGCTTGTGCAGCCCGCTTGATGAAGAGCGAGAGCTGCCCTCTGTTCATCCACGAGGTGATCCCAGAGGTGCCGGGAAGCTTCTCGCCGCCCTCACCACGGGTCTGACGACCGAAGGTATCCGAGTTTCTGTCAGTGTCCCATTGGCGACCCCCACGGGCCTTGGGGCGGGACCGTGCCCTGCTGTTGGCTCCAAACATGTGGGCCTCCTATGTTGGTTGTTCATGGTATTGATTATGATGATCATCCCCTTGACAGGAACTGATCGTGTATCCTCAGGCTCACCCCTGAGGTGAACCTATCGTGTAACCCTAAGTTACTTTAAGTTACCCTAAGTTACCCTAAGTGTTCACTGGGAGTGTATATCTATATGTGAACCGGGGGGGGGTCTTTCCCTATCTATCCAACCGAATTCCAAGTGCTTGTCAGATAAGGATATTGTCTATCCACGTCTCAGGCACCCTAGAGCCTCTCCCAGCGGCTTCCATGAAGCTCCTGAGGTCCTTCTCCAAGGCCTCTTCCCTGAGCATGTCTTCCCCCATCTTCTCGTCTCTATCCATCTGCTCGACGAAGTAGCCGACACCGATAGCCAGAGCATCGAGACGGTCGTCATGCCTGAGGCACCCACGCTCACGGGTGATCCTCGACATCTGGTAGACCAGCATCTTGGAGAGCCTCTTGGACTGCTCGTATTTCTGAGCGGTCCTGTAGTCACTCTCGATGACCTTGGGGTCCACCACCAGCTTGTGCTTCATCATCACCGGCTCAAGGGTGTCGATGATCCGCATCTCCTTCTGGGTGCTGTGTCTCACCTCTTCGATGGCACACCGATGCACCCTGTTGAGCACCGGGGCCAGCAGCTTGGTGAACATGCCGTCCCCGAAGTTGCTCTCGACGATCACCTCGTTGACCTTGTGCTTCTTGGCTATCGTGGCAAGCTCCATCAGGGTGGTCTCATCATAGCCACCCTCCAAGCCGCCAGCCTCGGGGACGTAGAGATACCCGTTGATCATCTTGACCACCGCGTAGCCCGTCTCGTCAGCCCCGCGACCACTCGGGTCAACCGCGAGGACACTCCCGGTATACTCACCGGTGATCTCGCCGACCCTCATCGGGGGATAGAATTGGTCCCCACGCATCGCCACGTTCGGGAGGTCCTTGTAGGCGTTCTCTTCGAGGGGCCCCCAAGTGACCCTCAGGGGGGCACTCTCGGGGTCGATGTGCATCACCACGAGGTCCTTGACCTTCAACGGGAACCTTTCGAGGTCCGATAGCTGGGTCGAGAGCATGAACTGGGTCGAGAGCATGAACTGCATCGCGAACCCGGCTTTCCCGTAGGATGCCTCACGTTCCATGAGGTCCGCATCGTCGAACCTCAGGGGGTCCACAGGTGCATTCACGGGGATATCGAGCTTCTCCACGAAGGGAGCCAACTGGTCACCGTATTGGGTCCTGAGTTCCTTCGAGGGCATCCTTGCGGGCCAGATGCGGAACTCATAGCCACGCTCGGGGAGCTTCGTGTAGAGGCTATCCTCGGTCTGAGGGGTGCCCAAGAAGATCACCCGAGAGGTCGGGAGGGGCTTCAAGATAGCATCGAACTCCTTGACGCTCTCCGACAGCTTGTCTCGGGCCGTCTGGGTGAAGGCATTGTTCAAAACCTCCACGTCATCGGCGATGATCAGGTCCGCACGAGACCCCGTAAGCTGCCCGGTGATGCCAACAGACTTCACCGAGGGGCTGTGAGAGGCCTTCGCAGGCTTCACATCGAACGAAATCTTCGACTGACGCTGATTTGGGTCAGGACGGAGGTATTCGAGGCCCTCCATTTCCCAGATGAGACGCTGAGTGAACGTCGAGAAGGCGTCTGCGCGGTCCTTCGAGGCCGATACGACCATGATTTTGTCCTCGGCGTCCCTCAGGAGCCGCCAGACGACGTATGCAGAGGTGATGTGGGACTTCCCCGCGCCCCTGTAGGCCATGATCCCGCTTCTCTTCGGTCCATTCTGGATGAAGTTGGCGATATCAAGCTGCACAGGGGTAGGATCGGGGAGCCCGAGGTGCTTATGGACGTAGAAGAGGAAGGTTCGGAAGTCCTTGCGGAGCTTCTGGTGGAACTCAGTGTTTGGGATGTCTGCCATGCTTCTTCTTGTCCTTCCCAGACGGTTCCTCCCCGCGCTCCCCGTCGAACTTCGAGTTCCCTACGGGCTTGTCGTTACCGGGGTTCTGCCCTTTCGGCTTGTCCTTGGGCTTCTCAGGTTGCGAAGGCTCATCGTTAGCCTCATCGACAGGCTCATCTGCCTGTCCTTCGTCAGTCCCCTCGTCCTCGGACACGGGACTATCAGGCGCATCGCCCTCTGTGGGGCTCTCAGGAGCCTCAGGAGCGGCCTCAGGGGCCTTCGGGGTAGGCTGGGTGCGGGAAGGCTTAGAGGGCTTCTGAGGGGCCTCTGAGGGCTTCTCCGGGGGCAAGGCAGCATCTGCTGCTCGTGCAGCCTTCTGGCCTCCCTCTTTCCACTCGTCCTTCCGGTCATCACAGGCCCGAAGAGGCCAGATTTGGCACTCATCAGTTTCGACATACGGACCAGTGTTCATCGTGCAGGCTCCCATGAGGAGCACGGCGATCAGAGGGAGGGTAAGGCGGAACATGCGGCATTCTTCCTTTCGAAGTAGGTTGCAATCTCGGAGATCGTTTGGTCACTCAGGAGGAGGAGTTCCTCTTCCGTAAGCGTTGGGTTCGGGATTTCACAGATGGCCGTCCCTGACGAGACCGCGCTTACGCAGCCGCTCAAGGTTAGCATCGCGAGTAGGAGCAGGCTCCACCTCATCAACTCTCTCCTTCGTTTCGTGGTAGGCCTCCAGAGCCTCTGTGCGGGCCTCTGAGCGGGCATTACGCTTTCCGTAGTGGTATACCCCCAGAAGCACCGTGAGGGCCGTCAGGAGGGCGCTGAGAGCCCTCCCGAGGCGACTACCCATGAACCATACGATCAGGGCGGTCATTTACCGAACCCTCCCTGCTTGAATGCAGCGTCCATGGCGAAGGCACCACCGACGAACGTGAAGATCGGCAGGGTGAAGTATTCGGCAGCCTGCTTTGCCTCAGGCTCCCAGATGCCCCACATCGCCATCCCCGCGAGCCACAGGAGCATCCCCATGGCTACCTCGCGCTTGTAGGTCTTGGGTTGTTGTTCCATCACATTCCGCTCCTGAACTTGCGTTCCTCATCGGCCCGGCGGTTCACCAGACCTTGGATCACGCGGCCACCACCCTTGTTCCACCGCTTGAATTCCTGAGCGGCACCTTCGTGGTCCCCTGCGTTCAGCTTGCGAAGCAGGGTGGAGCCACGGAATGCCCCGGCACCCACGTTGTAGGTGAAGGACACAAGGGCATCGAATTGGGGCTGGGTGATGTTGACCTTGACGCCGCTACGGACGGCTTCCTCGGCCCAATCAAGGTCCCACCGCAGGAGCCTCTCGGCTTCCTTCTCGGTGATCACCATGCCGGGCTTGGCGGTCTTCGTGTGACCATAGCCAATCGTCCAGACACCCGCAGGGCAGACGTAGGCCCTCAAGCGAAGGCCCTCCCACTTCTTGATGTGTGCGATATCGTAAGTTCTGGTCGGGTTCTTATGGAAGACCGGGGGGATCACCACGGGGTCATCTTGGGTTTCCTCGGGTTTCTCCTGAGGGACCGGACGTGCCGCGAAGAGCGCCGCGAGGGCGCTCATCAGGGCTTGGATAAAGGGGCTCATAGGGTTCTCCTTAGCAGGCCATGAGGACACACGGGACACAGTAGGAGCCATCAGGGTATTCGATGGTCCGTGAGGTCGAGGTGACCTTCGCGATGGTCTTCGAGCGGATGATGTCGTCCTCCTGAGGCATCGCAGTGCCATCCCCAGCGGACATGAGGAGGTCCCCACGTTCCACGGTGACATCCCCACGGATGCGGATGATGTAGTCCCCGGTCATCGCGAGGTAGAAGTCGATGTCAGGAAGGTGGTCGTTCTCCGTGTCGGTGTCGTCCACATAGTCCCAGTGATCGAACACGCCAGCGACGTTCTTGTCCCCGACAACGTCCGAGACCTTCGTCAGGTTCAACTGGTCGTTGTCCTCAAGGCTTCCATCCTTGCGGGCCCACTCGCACATCTCGTCGAGGTTCGTCATTACGGTGCCGCGAAGGATCGTCTCGTCCTTGACCTTGGTGGGAAGCTGAG